TGTAATTGGTACTCTACATTAAAGACCTGCGGTCCAGTCTTTAACCTTTTAAAATAGACGTCCCAACCAGTTTCTGTATCTGTTGGATTGCCTAAGTCTTCCATAGCAACTAAAATTTGGTCAAAAAGTTTCCTTTTTAGGTTAACCACTTTGATACTATTATCACCGTAGTCTATGCCTTGGACAGCATATGCCCAACCGCATTTTAGATCAGGGAAGAAATCACGAACGTGATCATGTTCTTTATTGTTAAAGGTTTCAGTTGCCCTATCGAACGATAAACATTCCATTGGAATATTTTTATTGTTCTCACCTTTAACCCAATACACATAACGAGGAAGTAAGTCGCCTACTAGACGAATTTTATGATCCTCTTTTGCGCCGAAATTATAAGTTTCGATTTTATTTTTCTGGGCTGAGCCCTTAGTTTGATTAAAGCTAATAGCCATAATTTTTCTCCGTTTTTGTCTCCTCAAATTTAAAGTGAATAAACCCCTCTCTAATTTCGAGCAGTCTGTTTTGCTTTATAATGTCCTCATTAACTCTACAGAAAATGAGGTCTAATGTAGTGTCTTTAGTTTGGACGTATTCATGATAGTTGCGAAATGATGCGACACCAACATATTCTGCAACTTCTTTATCACTAAATTTAGCACGTCCAACGGTAAGTAGTTCCTCTGGGTTTATCAGAAAACTACTCCCACCGAAGTTCTTTTCGTAAAACTTAAATGTTTTATCGTAATAATTCTTAGGTGTTAATTTATATGTAATTATTCTAAGGATTGTAATAATGTCACCAACGTTTCCGTTGCTCGCTTCTACAATCTTTTTCCAATTATAATATATCATATATTATACCAAAAATACAAGCGTTTGTCAAGCACTATTTTTTTGTTGTTCAACTGATTCCCTTGAAACCAAAAACTCGTATTCCTTCTCCTCTCTATTATGAGATTTTTTATAAACCTCTTGCATATCTACCATACCACTATTACGTAGTATTCTTAACCAAAAGCATACATCTGCGTACTCTCTTGATAGGTCTCTTTTTGTTCTTTTAGTTGGCTTCCTGTGGTCTTTTGATAGGGCTTGAGCCAACTCCCCCATTTCTTCTACTACCTTCCACCTAATAGTATCATTATCTATCATAATACATTTACCTTATAGTCCTGTTTTATATAGTAACCCATTCGGGCGTTTGCTTGTCTTGTTGCTGTTTTTCCTTTCAAATGAATATCTACCACTACAGGTTGTTTCTTACCTTCCTTTTGTCGTATTATTCTTCCTATTAACTGTGTCAATAACGGATCGTTATTAACAGGTGTACCTAGTACTAAACAACTAAGATCATCTAAAGATATTCCTTCCGAAAAAATTGCTTGTGTTCCAAAAAGAATATTTTTATCTTTTTTAATTAGATCCATAGTCTTCTCTCTTTCGTCAAATTCCATGTCTCCTGTAATACATACTGAATTATCTCCTACTAGTCTATGACAGACTTTTAGAAAATGAACTCTATCTGATACTACTAATACTTTATGCCCTTCGGCTGCGTACTTAGCAGCAATCAAACTTATACTATGCACATACTCCTCATTATTAGCTAAGTGATTTATTCTCTCAGCCCACGGTGTATAAGAACCGTCTAGAAATCGTACTTCTGATTTTATGACATCAACTTTTGGAGTCATATAATTCTCTTTAGGCGGCTTTAAGACATTATGCCCAAAGTAGTCTCTAAATACTACATGCCTGCCGTCTTTTCTCTCTAATGTTCCTGTTAGCCCTATCTTATATCTTGAGGGCATTTCATCTATTATTCGGGTAAATGTTGGAGACGAAACGTGATGCATCTCGTCTAAAACGACTGTCCCGAATAAATCTTTTATGTCTTGAATACGACGGTATAAAGTCTGAATGTTCCCTACTACTATCGGGGACGAAGTATTCATTACCCCTGACCCGATTCTGCCAGCTTGTATACCGAAAGCTTTCTGTACTTCCTTTTCCCATTGATTCCTCAAATTGGTTGTGTGTGTTACTATAAGGGTTTTCTGCCCTAATTTCTTTGCTATTGCCAAAGCTGCTATTGTCTTTCCCCAACTTACCCAAGCGTTAATTATACTACTATCATTTACTTCGTTTACTGTTACTTGCTGGGACGCACGTAACACGAAACGAAACTCGGGGAAGCTAATCGGTGCATGGACGCGTTTATCAATAATTTCGTAATTGTCTGGTACTAAATCCACCCGCCCCATAGGTATGGAAACTAAACCCTCTCTTAAAGGTCTAATTGTTTTTATAACCATAGGGGGATCTTGCGGCATACGAGGGGGTAAAGTATATGTAAGCTCTTCCTCCATTTCTTGCAACAATGTAGTACTTCCTTCAATTTGTATTCTGTTACTAAATACTGCTTTCATGACCACTCTAATCTAATTATTTTTATTATTACTGTTATATACAGGACTGTTATAAGCCAAATTGGGTCTAAAAAGATTTTTGCAAACCACTTCATTTTATAACTGTTTTAATAAAATCCGCAGCTTGTATTCGCCATCTTGGACTTAACTCGGGGTGGTTATTATCCCACGGGCTAGACCAACCAACTTTGTTATTTCTTAATCGTACATGATCAGGCAAGTAATCCTTCATTACTTCTCTCATCAAAAACTTATTCGTTCCTTTAGGGTATTGTTTAGTTTGTCTAAATTTTACCCTTCCCATTATACTTAATACATACTTAGCAAAAGTTTGAGTTAGTAAGGGAATTCTACTCTCCATTCCAAACATTCCTGCCGTTTGATCTGTTGCTAAGATGTTTTGTTCTGACGTGCATAGTAAATCTGCAAAGAGTGTATTACTCATATAATCGTTTCCAAATGCTTTATATGGAAACCACCTTTGAGTAGTAAAAAACTTTGTCATATTTTCACACTCGCCTTCTTCAAATCTTTTCTTGTGATGATTATATCCTGTAAATAATTCATCACCACTATCCCCTGTTAAAACTACTTTACAGCCTGCTTCAGCCGCTTTTTGACATAATAAATATCGTGGGGCTTGCCTATTCTGATCTGACCACATATAATGTGTATTTGCTAGCCACATTTTTCCAAAATGCGCCCTGTCATCTCTATCTAGGGTTATTCTATGTACTTTATAACCCCAATCTTGTGCTGTTTTAACTGCCATTTCTGCTTCATAAGCGTGTTCTTTATGTCCCCAATGAAAGCCTTTTTGAGATAAATTATATCCCATTGTAAAAACTTCAATATCTACATCAGAATCTCTTAAAAGAGAGGCAACTATTGTACTGTCCATTCCTCCACTCAGAAATAGTGCAGTTTTATTTTTATTTTTTGCTACTTTATGAACAGCTTCTTTGATATTATGTCTAAACTCAGCAGTATCTAGCTTTTCAGACTTAATATCAAAATAGTTCCATAAATTCCTTCTAGTTAGTTTAAAATTATCATTTAAATCAAACTCTAACCAACCCCCTGCTTCTACTTTATAAATAGACTTATAAATAGACATATCTCCAAAGCATTGAGTATTCTCTAAAAACTTTTTAGTAAATCTATTGTCGTCAATATCTTTATTTAAAAAACTTTTAAGACTTGTACTAAATTCAAAAAATCTTCCGTCCCATCTCCACCATAAAGGCTTAGCTCCAAAATGGTCTCTAATTAGAACTAATTTACCTTTTTTGGGTAAATACCACGCTATTGAACCATGCCAGTCTGTATGTTCTAAAAACTTAAAACCATACTTATCAAGCCCTTTTGCTAACCATTCAGTATCATTAGGAATTGTCGTGTCATACATTTCCCCATTAAATAATAATACATTTCCTTTTGGTGTAATATATGGTTGTATTTGATTTTCTTGGCTAATATCTAATAAAACATGGGCAAAGGAGAACTTATCGTCCTTCCAAAACTCAAGAGCATCTGGACCGCGATGCTCTTGTCTTTTAATCATCAAATTTACTTCTCGATGATTAGTAGTTCCTACGAATCCGCACATTAGTTTCCGTCCCAATTAAGGTCAGTAACTTTTGCTTGTTTTACCTTCCAATCTTTCCCCTCAATTTCTTGCCAGTCAATTATTGTATTAACATCTATGTCGTCCCATCTTTGAAACTCTATATCATAACATAGTAGTTTTTCGTCTGCGGAACTCTGTGTCCAATGTTCTCCAAATACTTGTGCTTTTTTGGGTAGATACTTCCAACAAGTAGTTACTTCTCTTTGTTTGTGATCACCACTAATTAAACTTGTATATTCTAGTAATATAATGCCTTCGTGCATTTTTTCTATAATTTTTTGTAAATCCATTATGCTATCCGCCTATGTTGTATACACCAATGCCATTGTTCAGTACCCTCAAATCCTTTACATTCTTCCCAAGGATCATCAAGGTCTATCTTAGGGTCTATTAGTAATTCTATTTCTTCTTCTAGTTCTCTAATAATTTCTGGTTGTCCTTCTTCTTCCATACAAATAAATGTGCCCCTTTTGTCTGTATAACATAGCCCTTCTAACGGCTCGTATACTGCACAACCGAAACAAACAAACATTAGGAATACTCCCATAGCTATATTTGTCCATAATTTGTCTTTTTTCATATTTTTCTCCAAGTATCCTTCTTTTTCTTATCAGAAAAATCATAGATTTTCCAAGGGATTCCTCTATCATAAAGAACTCCTGCCCAAGTAATTTCTATATCGGGCGGACTCTTCTCTGCAAAAGGAAAAGGTACGTCTTTTAGCCAAAGTACTGTAGCTACTCCTTTCTTTTCCCTTTTGGTTATCTTGTGATACTTTAATGTAAGGGACTTGGTTTTTTCATAATTTATAACCTTTCCCTCGTTGTCAATAAATGTACTTCCCCTATGTTTCATGAGTCCAATTACATCTTCAATCATATACTTCAACGGATATATACTTTTCATTGGACTCTGTATCCGTCTTAGACCTAAAGTGTCTCCTGGCATGTTTTTATCGTCTAATACTTGATCGTCTATCCATAATATACCATCAAGTTCTTCTACATTATCTGTATGTATCACAAATAAGGGAAAAATTAGGTCATTTATATTAGTTGTTCTACTCATACCTTTATTGAAATAAATTCTTCTTCTTGATCTTTGCCTCTGTTTTACTGAGTTTTGTACTCTTTTACGACCAGTCATATTGATCGTAGTCCGTGTACCATTTAAATAACTTATGCTCCGATTCTCTTTTATCCTCAGGTTCGTAAACCCATCTATATCCTATGTAACCCCACTCGTCCATGTGTTCCCCAATAAATTTTAAATTTTTCTCATGCTTTGCATGTGCTAGTAATATTGGGTGTCCATCTGCGTACATATCCATCATGCCATTCTGTGTGCCTGTAATTCTTAATCCCCATTCAGGAGCCCACATATGAGCTACTGCCTTAGACTTAGGGTGTGGAAACATAGATACTCGTAAATCTACTATAGTACATTTATCCCATACTGGATATTCGTACTTTTCGCCTGTCTCTACATTTATATAAACATGACTAAAAGGTAAACATATCCTAGTACACCCTAGTAATTTTTTATATCCTGCTCCACCTTCATTTTCCCAAATCATTATAAAATGTGCATCTTCATCATGCTCATCTACTGGGTTCATAACACGTTTATTCCATACTACGAACTGTTGCACTCTTTGTTCTATTATTGCGTTATATTCAGCTTTTGTTAAATCGCAAAAGTGTCTAATTTCTTTAACTATAGAATCTGAACACTCCTCTTTGATTTTAACGGCTTGTTTGTCTTTCTCTCTTGGAATTTTTATTATATGCTGTTGCTTCAACTCTCTGTACTCCTTTAACCGCTTTTAATTGATGTAATCGACCGTACT